GTCGACCAGCACAGCGTGCGGGCGTATGTGGACCACTTTATGGCACCGGCCAACGCCGACGCCGAGCGGGCGCGGTGGTGCGAAAAGATGAAGGCGCAAGTGCATTGGGAGGGACATATTGAAAAGTGGGCGGTGTACTATCATTCGGGCACGGTAACGCACTTGATCCGTGACTCCGACCGCAACATCGCCATCGACAAGGCAAGAGGTGTGAAATGACAGACGCTGAAGTTCGGAATCAGTGGTGCGAGAAGATGAAAGCGCGAGTATACTGGCTCCCGGATGGCAAGTGGTGGGTCGATTGGTCGGATCAGTGGTTGCGTACTGTATCCGATCCCGACCGCAACACGGCCATTGACAAGGCGCGGGGGGTGAAATGACTCCGATCCATATCGACCTGCTGGAAATTGTTGGCTACTGCGGAAGATTTTCGCCGTCTGATTTACCGGCGACAGTAGCGCCGCTGCTGCGGCTGCGGCGTGATCATTCGCGGCACTTTGTTGGACCGTTGCGGTTCAGGGGTATGGCTTTGGTTGACGCCAGGGAGGTGGACGCGAATGAACTGCGACAGCTGTATATCGACCGTGAAATCACGCTGTTCAGCGTCACCTTCCCGCTGACGTTTGGGCATCGGCTGGAACTGCGCCGAGATTTGACCGCGAATTACGATTTGGACCTGAAGGGGGAGGCGTGGGAAGGCGTGCGAATTACCTCGTCCGAGCGGCTTAAGTTATTTACGGGGCAGCCGTTATGAGCATTTACGTGCGTCGCAAAACAACCGCCGAGGTGCTGGGCGACCGGGCCGAGCACGACATCACCGAGGACTACCTGCAGCGCCGCATGGCGGAGCAGCGCGAGGGTATCATGGCAGCCATGGTGCGGGCGCAGGGCTGGCGGATGGACTGGTCGCCGCACGCGCTCAACCGGCTGCGGGAGCACGTTCGCGAGGTGGATTGGCGCGTGGAGGTGCTGCACGAACTGACGGCCAAGCTGGTGCGCTTACAGCGTGGCTGAAAGTGCTTGACCTATCCGGTCGAGGCGTAGCAACATTGAGGTGCGGCTAGCTACCGCCAGCAGTCATGCTGTTTCCCTGTATCCGGGGCGCGTGTTAAGCGTGCTCCGGTTTAACGCAGGGACAAAGGGAAATACATGAAGAGTCAATGGAAAAGGCCCGGCGCGGCCAAGGAAAAACCGTCTCCGCTCGTTGCGGTGGAGCGGTTTGACCGCATGAACCGAGAAGCGGCGCGCATTGTGCTGTGCGATCCGGGCAAGTACCCGGTCGGGAGCGCCATGCACACTTGGGCGGCCATGGTTTGGGGTAAGCCGCGATGACGAACGCTGTAGTGATTGGCGGCAGGTCGTTTGGCAGCAAGGCAGCGGCCGAGGCGCATATCCGCGAGCTGCTGGACAGGTGGAAGGGTCACGCGACGATCAAGGGAGACGACGCGGACTTTGTGAATGCCCTATTGGCCGCGCATCCCCAACGCGGCGTGATCGCCGACTGCGGGATTAAGCACGTGCGAGTCCAGGAAATAGACAACGGCTATCTCCGGTTTTTAGCCGTTAGGGTTGATGGGTCGGTGCGCGACTTTTCATGGCGGCACTGCATCGCGCCGAAGTCACAACGCGCGGCGGTTATGAGCGTGTGCCGGTCCATCGTGGATCCGCAGATTGCGGCGTTTCGGGGCGAGTTTTGGTCCGTCAGGACAGCGGCGCAATGCCCGGTGGCAAGCACGGAAATGACCATAGCGACATCGGACGTGGACCATGCGCCGCCGAATACCTTTGCCATTTTGGTCGAAAAATGGCTGGCTGTCATGAGAAGCGGGTTTGAGTTGATTGAGATTGAGCACCAGAGTGGCTACGGCCAGCGGTCGCGGTTTGTCGAAACGTGGCTGGAGCCAGATTGGGCAGAGTATCACGAATGGAACGCCCGGCTGCGAGTGGTTTCGCGACTGGCGAACCGGTCTTTGTTGCGGAGGAAAAACAGTGACGAACACTTTTAGTGACATCGCGGCGGCGTATGTAGCTGCTGGCTGGCCTGTGCATCCGCTGCGGGCGAAGGACAAGGTACCAGCGACGCAGCATGGCTGCCGCGACGCGACGTTTGACGCGGCGCTAGTTGCCGACTGGTGGCAGAAGTGGCCAGCGGCCAACATCGGGCTGGCTACGGGTCACGGCTACTTTGTCGTGGACCTTGACGGCGTGGCGGCGGCGGCATGGGCCGAGGCGAACGAATTACCCTCGACGCTGACGGCGACAACGGCACGGGGTCGGCATTTGTATTATGCACTGCCGCCCGGCGTGGCCGTGGCAAACAGCGCGGGCCAGGTGGCCGAGGGCGTGGACATCCGCGGCACTGGCGGTTACGTCGTCGCGCCGCCGTCAGTTCACCCGAGCGGGCACGTGTACCAGTGGCTTGACCTTGACGAGGAGGCGCCGTCTCGTAGCTTGCTGGCGGCCGGGCCGGATTGGCTGCTTGCCATGATAGGGACCAGCGAGACGCGGGCGCGGAACCCGAGCGAGCGATTCGATTTGCCGTCGCGCATTGCGAAGGGAACGCAGCACCATACGCTGTTCAAATTTGCGTGCAGCCTACGGGCGCGGGAGACGCCGGACGCCGATATGTACCGGCAGGTCCTCAAGGCCGCGCAGGCCTGCGAAGATGTGCCGCCGGATCGCAACGTGCGGAAAATTGTGGATTGGGTAATCGGGCGTTATGCGGCCGGCTGGAGTGGCGGGGCAAAGCCAGAGGACGCGGCCAGCAAGCTAGAAGACGACGACGAGGAGCGCAAGAAGCCGCACCCGAATACAATCGCCAAGCGCATCTTGGTCGATCACCGCATTATCAATTGCGACGGGGTGCTGTACGAGTACGGGCTGACGCACTGGCGGCAGGTATCGGCCGAGCGGCTGAAGGCGTTGGCTGCCGACTGCGACGGCAAGGATACGACGCAGCGGAGGCGGGCCGAGACGGCCGACTATATCCGCTGCTCGACGCATCGCCAGGAGCAACAATGGCGACTGCTCCAGCCGTGGGAAGTGGCCGTTGGCAACGGCGTCATTGACCTGCGGGCCGACAGTCTGGCCATGCGCCCGCACAACGCCGAGGATTACCTGCAGGCGTGCGTGCCGGTGCCGCTGCAGCGGTCGGCGCAATGCGCGACGTTGATGCGGTGCTTGGATACCTACTTTGGCGGCGACCATGACGGCGAGGCCAAGAAACTCGCCCTCCAGGAGTTCTTCGGCTACTGCCTGATGTCCCATGCGCGGTACAAGAAGGCGCTGCTCTGCTACGGCGAGTCGAACTGCGGCAAGTCGACCATTCCGTTCTTGTTGCGCGAGCTGGTGGGCGCGGCCAACATGTGCGCCGTGTCAGTAGAGGACATGGACGACCCGCGCAAGCGTGCGCCGCTACGGGGCAAGCTCATCAACGCGCTGACGGAATTGCCGACGGACGCCATGATTGCCGACGGCGGGTTCAAGACGCTGGTATCAACCGAGGAGCCGATCCAGTTCGACGAGAAGTACATGCCAAGCATTATGGACGTGCCGATCGCGAAGCACGTGATCGTCACCAATACCTTGCCGGCCATCAACGACCGATCTAGGGGTACGTTCAACCGGCTGCTGCTGATCCAGTTCAACCACGTCATCCCGGAGTCCGAGCAGAACAAAAAGGTGTGGGACGAACTGCGCAACGAGATCGAGGGCGTGTTGTTGTGGGCCGTCGAGGGGGCGCGGCGGCTGTGGGCGAAGGATGGCCGGTTCACGGCGGCGGGCGCTGTGGAAATGGAGGAGTACCGTAACGAACAGAACCCGGTGCTGGAGTGGATCCAGGAAGCCTGCGAGCGCGACGAGGACGGGCGCGTGCTGCTGACCGACATGCGGGAGCGGTACTGCCGCTGGGCTCAAAAGCCTGTTTCCCCGAAGTGGTTTGCGCAGGGGATCGTAGGCGCTGGGTATCAGATCACGCCCAACCCGGTATGGATCGGCACCCGCAAAGGTCGGGCGTGTCTGGGCCTTCGGTTGGTCTAACGGGCGCTTGGAACGGATCTTGGAACGCGTGGAACGGATCTTGGAACGGATCTTTTGCCTATCTGTTCCACGCAACCCCCTCATTCTTATATACTTATTCTTATTGGAACGGATGGAACAGGAGAATATAAAGAGTATATCAGTCAGGGGAAGGGAGAGAGGGGAGAGAACGTAGAAAATGAACGCAACAATGGAAACTGCCGTTCCATCCGTTCCAAGCGTTCCAAGGCTCTCCCCAACCATCCGGGAATTCCGGATAGTTCAGTGCGGGCACTTGGGCCGCGCCTGGACGGCGGTGACGACCGCGCCGCACGTAAAATAAATCATGGCCACTCGTCCGCCTCGCTGGTGCCAGCGTTGTCTTGCCGCCCATGGTCCGCAATGCCCGGCCCGTCCGCGACCTACCGACCGGCGGCCCGACTCGACCAGGCGCGGGTACGACGCGACTTGGCAACAGCTTAGTGTCATGGTGCGCCGCGAGGAGCCCGTGTGCCGCATCTGTCAGGCGGCGGTGGCTACTGAGGTGGACCACATCGTGCCGTTGCGTGCTGGCGGGGCGCGGCTGGAGCGTAGCAACCTGCAGGCCCTGTGCCATCAGTGCCACACATGGAAGACCAGGGGTGACCGGCGGCGCTACCCATAAAGCTGGCTTATAGCTGGCTGACTAGTACCCTGTGGAAATCTGGGCGGCAAAAGGCGAAGCTGAGGCGAAGAAAAGGGGAGGGGTGGGTCGGATCTTGGCGGGTTTGAGCGCAGCACCGACTTCGGAATCCGGTTACGTTAAATTCCCGGTTTCGCGGTTTCGGTTTCCACAGGTTTTCCACAGGTTTTCCACAGGTTTTCCACAGGTACCCTCAAAAAACCACTAGTACCGCGTCTGACAGCATTGCATAAGCCCATTTAATAGACGCATGGTGGTATAAGCTAGAATCATGGGACTACGAGGACCGATACCGAAAAACCCGCCGCCGAAGCCGGGGCCGATCATCCAGGAATCCATCGCACCGCCGGCCAGTTTGTGCACCGAAGAGGTCGCCATCTTCCGGCAACTTGTCGAAGACAATCGCGCCGCTGGCGTCCCCATGCGCCAGGCCGACGCCGCGCTGTACGCCGACCTCGCCTCAGCGACATTCCGCCGCGAGTCGGCAGCAGACGACCGCGTGTGGCTAGCATTAACGCGGCAAATGGAAGAGTTGCGCGGCCAGTTGTGCATCGGCCCCAGAAGCCGCGGCCGCGCCGGAATCCGCGACGTCGAAAAGCCGGTCGCCAAGACGGCGCTGGCCAAGGTGCTCGAGCTTGCCAAAGCCAACCGCCAATAACGGCAACTGGCTGGACCTGAGCGCGGTGCAAATGGCCGAGACGCTTATCGGCGGCCTCACCCTCACCAAAGCCACCCGCTCCGGCGGCCCTGAGCCGTTCGAGCTGCTGCCGCACAGCCGAAAGCTAATTGCGAACTTGCTCGGATGGAAACGCCCCGACGGCCGCCGACTGTATCGCAAGGCCTTTGCGAGCATGGGGCGCAAGCAGGCCAAGACCCAAACCGTAGCCGCTTTGGTCGTGGCCGAGTTTTTTCTGTCGCAGGAGAAAAAGCAAGAAATTTACATGGCCGCGAAGGACCGCGACCAGGCGAGCATTTGCTTCGACGCCGTGGCCGACATGATTCGCGCCAGTGAGGACCTGCTCCCGCTGGTGACGATCACCGAGTCTCGCAAGCTGATCCGGCACAACGAGTCCGGTTCAATCATCCGCGCCCTGAGCAGCGACGGCGCTGGCAAACACGGCTATAACCCATCGTTGGTGGTATTCGACGAGCTCCACGCGTGGGGCATTGCTGAGCAGGAGCTTTACGACGCTCTGACGACCGGCAGCAAGAGCCGTCGCAACCCGCTGTGGGTGACCATCACGACGGCGGGCAGCAATCAGGAATCTATTTGCTACCGCGAGTACCAATACGCCAAGCGCGTGGCGTCGGGCGAAATCCAGGACGAGTCGTACTTCCCACTGATCTACGAGGTGCCGATTGACGCCGACTGGACTGACCAGAGCCTGTGGCCGCTGGCGCTGCCGACGCTGGGCGTGCTGCACGACATCCGCGACTACGAAGAAGAGTTTCGGCAGGCCTTGGCGCGGCCGGAAAAGCAGAACACGTTTCGGCGGCTGTACCTGAACCAGTGGACCAGCGCCACAACGACATGGATACCGCTGCGCGACTGGGACCAGTGCATGGACGAGTTTCCAGACTTGGCCGGCGTGCCGTGCTGGGGCGGCCTGGACCTTGCCGCGGTGCGCGACCTGACCGCGTTTGCGCTGTGCTGGCCATACGAGGGCAAAGTTTACTACCGGGCCTGGGCTTACCTGCCGTCGAAAATGCTGGCCGAGAAGACGGCAACCGACGGCGTGCCGTATGTCCAGTGGGCGCAGGGCGGTCACATCGAGACGATGCCCGGCAACACCGTTGATTGGCGGTACGTGGTGGCACACATCGAAAAGCTGGCCGAGCAGTACAACATCCAGGCCATTGCCTATGACCGCTACGGCGCACGCGATACGGCGCAGCAACTACAGGACGCGGGTATAAGCGTTGTCGAGTTCGGCCAAGGCTACGTGTCGATGTCGCCAGCCGCCAAGCGCTTCGAGCAGTTGGTGCATGAGCGGCAGTTGGTGCATGACGGCTCACCGGTGCTGCGCTGGAACATCGAATGCTGCGAGATCGCCAGCGACCCGGCGGGCAATATCAAGCCGGTCCACCCAGACCGCCACCGCGAAACGACCCGCAACGATCTAGTGATTGCGTGCGTTATGGCGACCGGAATCAGCACCAGCGCGAAGCCTAAGGAGCGCAGCGTCTACGAGGACATGGTGCCAGTGACGCTGGGCTGGTAGCACGCCAACAAAAATTCGTGATACCGT